AGGAAAATGGCCTGATTAATGCCTAGTGCTTCTAGCTCGGCAGAATACTTAGAAAAATTAGTGTCGGCCCCGGAACGAACTTCGTAATCTAGAAAATTAGCAAACGCAAGCTGTTCATCTAGTTCTGTAATCTTAGCCTGTGTTTCATCGGCTCTTGTCCTAGAAAGAAACATCCTACCTGAACGAATAACAACATAGTTTCGTGCTGATTCAGGAAGCAGATCAAAATCCAATAACGAAACCATCTCTCCTACAATGTTAGTGGCAAACACATAGGTTTTGCCTTTTGCATCATAAAGTTTGGTTCCACGCTGAACTACCTTCAAAGTAGGGTAAGTGGATTCTAAAACATTAATGCGAATAGCGTTGCTTGGTACAGAGATGTTATTAACTCCATCTCGAACAAAAGTGTAATCAATATCCGTGTTAAAAGACCATCCTTTAGTTTGAAAAGAACGATCAACCTCATTTAAAACATTATTGGCAATAGTGGCACTAACAGAATCGGCCACATAATCCAAAGAAGTAATCGGTGCTTCCCCTGCGTAAGAAAGAATTGAATTAAGTGCTTCTAGTTTAGAAGTAGGGGTACTAGCCATATACAAACCTTTCTACATAAAAAGAAAAACCTCTGCAAGTAAAGATTTAACCTAAAACCGGGATAAGCAAGGAAGGGACTAAGCCCAATTATGATAATTTACCCGGAAGATTAAATCTACTACTTGCAGAGGCTTTCTATTAAGACCTATTAAGCCTTATTCAGCGTAACCGCACACTCAGGACGGAGAACTCCGTGACCCATAGCGTACTTCGACACAATGAATGTGCCCTGAAGTTCAATCTTGTACTCCGATTCAACGGCAAGATCGAGCAGTTTAACAGTACCAACCGCATTCTTATGGAACACAACACCGCCCACATTGGCGTAGGTGGTATTATCGTTGTAGTTCACAAGCGAGTTAGTTTCAGCCGAAGCCGAAGCTCCCATAGAGGGAAGGTTATTGCTTTTCAGCACCTTCACCCCGGCAACTTCAACAATGCTGTTTTTGGCGTAAGAGCCGACAGCGTTGGCCTTATCCGGGTGGCCGACATTCTGCACCAAAAGTGCATAATGATCGGGCGGAAGAACGCAATAACGCTCGCCATCATCAGGAACATCAACCTGATCCAGCTTAACAGCCGAATCATAGATGCCCTTGGCAATGGTAATCCCGGTAATACCAGCACCAGTTCCGATATTAACGGAACCGCTACCAGCCTTTTTCGGGGCCGAAACCGCCGTGCGGGAAGCGTTGACCACAAGCTGGGCAATGGTCTGATCGAATTTCTTCGCCAGAGCACGGCCAATTTCCTCGGTATAGATCGAGCGAACATCGAAGTGATTCTTCGCTTCCTCAATCTTAGCGATGAAGGTGCTGGAGGTCAGCAAGTTGTTAATGTCAATCACCTGTTCGCCGTGGGCGATGCCAGAGAGATATGAGTTTGCACCCACAGAATCCGTGAGGAGGTTATCCCCCGGAGTCATATAGCGGGTTTCCGCCGTTCCAGTAACCGGGAACGAAGCGGATTTGCCACTCTCAATAGTGCGAACAAGGTGCAGAGGCTTGAAAACCGCATTGGTTTCAAAGGTAGTCAGCACTTCACCCGCAAACTTCTTGAGAAACAGCGTATTAGCGTCACCAGCGTTGTTTACACGGCCGGGACGAGAAAAGGTTGTAAGAGCCATTTTCTTTGTTTCCTTTCGGGTTAATATTAATCAAACAATGTCAAAGCCACTCAGCTTTAACGCTTTTTGATTGGGATGTCCGCTTTCGACAGCTTAGTTATCCCTCCGTAGAGGGGCTAGTGCTACTTGACTAGATTCCTTTTTCAAAAATCTATTTTGAGTCCTTAGCAGAATTAAGTGGGCCTGTCAACCATCCTTCTGGAAGTTTAATTTCATTTTCTGACAATTCCCACTCTTTGCCGTTCCAAAAATACACCTGACCCCTTACATTTGGGCCTATTTTAAATAAAGCGTCACTTTCGTGGACTATTACTACCTTTTTGCTTTCCGATAAAGTCGCACACCCGCTTATTCCAACGCTCCCTAACATACAAAGGAGGAGGCCCAAGTTCTTCAGCTTTAGCTGGTTTTGAAGCATCTTGAGCCTCCCCTTTGATAATTCGGTATATAGCCATCAGTAGGGCTTCTATAATAGCCCCAAACACGGCTTAACTCCGATTCTTAAACTTGTCCCAAACCGACCAACCAAGGCCAATAGAGGCAACAATGCCTCCAACAATGGCCTCAGTTTCGGCGTGACCAACAACACCCTTGGAAACAAGCAAAGCACCAAGGGCGGTTAGAATGTGCCTAGCAAGGGATTGAATAATTTCTTTAGTCATATATTTTTCCTTTCTTTACTTACAGAACATTACTATTTGCAAGCTTCCGTTCAACATCTTTTCTGTAAGCCGAATCATTTTTGTAACGAGGGTCAGCCATAGCACTTGTAAGCTCAGCAACACTACGAAATGCCGAACTTGTGGTTTCAGATTGAGTACCGCCAATAAGCTTAGGCTGTTTACCCATTGAAGCCTTATACCTAGCGTACATACCCTTTACGGCAAAACTAGCTTGGCGTTGATCCCCGGTTTCAAGAAAAGCATTGTAAGAATCAATCTCATCCTGAGAAAGATTTTCCAAAGCCCAATTGTGCATTTCTTGAAAGCCACTTTCACCGCCAATCTCAGACATTAGTTGCTGAGAGCCTTGATTAGAAATGGCAACTTGCCCATTAATATAGGCATCCACAATGGAACGAGGATAACCCATTTGGGTAAGCTTTGCGTAAGACTCTTGACTAAGCTGGCCTTTTTCAAAGTATTCCTTGGAAAACCCTGAAAACTTATTTTCCCATTCCTGAAAAGCCTTTGTTTCCTCAGGGGTAATTTGCTGTTCATTTGCCTGATTGTTTTCAGGCTGATTTTCTTGGTTTTCCTGTTGCCCACCAAGTTTCTTTTCAAGCTCAGAGTAGGCTTTTGCCATCTCTTCAGCACTTTTAAATTTTTCAGGAAGCCAATCAGGTTTTTCTGTGCTAGATGCCACATTGGTCTGATTGGTTTGAACCCTAGGCTCAATCGCATTAGGGGCTGGTGTGGGCGTGGCTTGTTCGGTATTCACCGGGCCAGACGCATTCGCTGGAACCTGAACTCTGTCCATTTTATTTCTCCTTGCTTATTTTTGTTTACTGCTGAGTTTGTTGCATCTGCTGTTGCATAGTTTTACCAGCGACATCAGATATTCCCTTGATTGTCTGAGGCCCAAGGTTATTTGTCAACTGCAAAGCCATAGATTGTTGTTTCTGCTGTTCTATTTGCTCAGCAGTTTTTACAAGACCTTCTGTATCAATATTTAACGCAGTAGCCCTACGCTTAAGATAATTTTCAATATTTACAAATTGCATCATTGCTTCAGGGCCAAAAATTTGAGCAAGCCCAGACAAGAACAAATCCAGCTTGGTAAGGTCGTTTCCACGACCAAGGGCTTCCACCCCGGTAATAATCATAGGACGAATCAAATCATTCTTCGGAAGCTTCGGAAGGCGACTAGCCTTGCTCATCCGATCCATAATGCGAGACACCATAGGAAGCTGGAATTCTTGGCTAAGGATTGAATAGGCTCCCCCAAGGGCAGTTTCCAACTCTTGAGCCATAAACCTAATCTCTTGGGCTGTTACTCTTTCTGCGTCACGCTGAACAGAAGAATTAAGGAGGAAAGCAAAAGCTAGGCGGGTTTGAATCTCCACCATAACTTCTTTTGCCACCCGGAAATCTCCGTATTTTTGAAGCTGAAGGGCGTTAACATCGGCCACATTCCCAGAAACAAACTGGCCGTTTTTGGATTCTGCCAAAGATTTAATTTTGGTAGTACCATTAGGATTAACTAAAAACAACACTTTGGAGGCAGAAGCCGAACCCTCCACAATAGCTTGTGTAAGGGCTTCCAAAGAACGCAAATCCCCTAGGTACTCCTCAACCAATCCACGGCCATAGTCTTCTCCATCAATACGGCTATAACGAAGAGGGATAAATGGGCACTTATCAATAGGGTATTCTCCATCAGATTCAGGAACCATTTCGCCCTCAATTTCCTGATACACTTCCCACTTATTGTCTTTGCGGTGGACACAGGTATAAATGTCAACGCTGTCGTCATTAGAATATTCTTCGCCTTCTTCTTTTTCGTGCTTTTTATACATTGCCTTGGCTTCGTCAGGAAGGGCAGAAGGAGATACGCACTCTTTTGTTACAATATTTAATACATTTCCAAAAGGATCACGTTTAACAACATAGTTCTCAAGTTTAAACACCCGCATACCGCCTTTTTCAGGGAAATAAATAAGTACATTCCCGGCAACAATAAGGTGTTTTAAAGCTTCAAAAATCGGAACACGCAAAGCTGAAGTTTCAATTTCCTTGCTGACTGCGTTCTCAATTTCAGCCAACGCTTTTTCCATTTCAACTTTTAGTTCTTCCCCGCCACCAAGTTTTTTTAATTTATAGGGATCAATTACCAAACGAAAGAAAGAGGCGTTTGGCGGAAACAAAGCAAGAAGAAGCTTAGAAGCAATGTTATTAACTCCCCTTGCCCCTACTCCCTGAAAAGGAGTTTCGTAGTTGCTGGCGTTGCTGTGTCCAGCAGGGGGAATCAATGTTGGAATGGTCAGTACAGAGCAATCTCTAGCCCTCTGCAAGTAAGTGTTGCGAGAAGTTTCTAGCTCTGCGTACAGGGCTGAAGCTGTTTTGCTCATTAGGGAAGAGGAAGCCCAACTCCAAGAGTATTTTTATAAATAGAATAAAAAGTAGAAATATTTATGTTTGTATCAAATATAGCTTTAAATGCTAAATAAGAAGCTGGTGGGGCAATAGCATAATCATAACCCCCATAAGAATTAGCTGAACTAATTTGAGGGGTATTACTCCCTGCATATCTAGTTCCTACCGATATTCTATCAAAAACAGCGGCTTGAGAAGTTGAATTAGATATAGATAAAGGGCTGGAATTGTTAATACTGCAAGTAACACTAGAAGGGGTTAAAGTTGAAGCAATAAACCTAGACCTATATGTGTTAGTAACATCAGGGGTTTGAACAAAAGTTGAAGCATTTTTAATACTACCCCTATATGCTCTATTTTCGTCCCCATTGCAGATTAAATCGTAAGTTCCAGAGTTACTATAATTATTAGTTGAAAGCTGTAAAATCAACGGAAACCCGGCAAATCCGTTCATAACTACATTAGTGTTCATCACGCTAACCAGAGAAGCGTCTGTCCAAGTATTAGTGCTACCTAAAATTGTACTTAAAACTGATGATCCATCGTTTGTGAAAAGACCTTGTTCAGTTTGAGTCGTCCCAGACAAATAGTTTAAAATTGATAAATTTATACTGGCTTTTCCTCCCAAAGAAAAAGCGGTTCCAGAAGTGTTCCCATTTTGGAAATTTCTTAAA